GATAGCTACGGCTGGTTATCAGAAATTGCCAAGCGGTTTGATTCTGCAATGGGGATATGCAGCAATAACTGGCAGTGGTGCAATTACACATCCAATCGCCTTTCCCGGAAATTCCTTAGGATTGTTGGTCTCTCAAAACAATAACGGTGCCGGTTATTCAACATGGGCCAACTTTACGAAGACAGGCGCTACTCTTTATGCTTGGACTTCTGCAGGTGTTCCGACTTCATCAGCCGTTTCCGTGCAATGGTTAGCTTGGGGATACTGAAATCATGGGCCAGAAATATGCACACGTTGATGCCGATAACTTCGTGATCGGTTTCTATGACGAGCACATTCACGCTGAGAGCGGTTATCCGGATGAAGCCATTGCCATCACGGATGAAGATTGGACCTTGCTGCTTGATGGCCAAGCTGAAGGAAAGCGGATGAAGGTGAATGACGATGGCACACCTGAACTTATCGACCCACCCCCCCCCACCGGTGCTGCCTTGGCCGAAAGGATACGCGCGCGGCGCAATGCAGCCTTGCAAGCCACCGATTGGGTGGTGACCCGGCAGCAAGACCAAAGCTTGAACAGTGAAGCCGTCACATTGGCCGCCAATCAATTCGAGACCATCGCCAGCTATCGGCAAGCCTTGCGGGATGTGCCGCAACAAACAGGATTCCCTAGTAAGGTGACCTGGCCAACGCCACCCGCGGGCCTGCCCGCACCATGAAGCCCGCGCAAGTCTTCTTCCGGGCCTTCCTCATGCTGGTGCTGATGGGCTTGGGTGTCACCGTCATTGTGCTGGTGCTCCAAGGCTGTGTGCTCGAAGCACCGGGCATGATGACACCCAGCCAACCGGCTTGCGTCATCCTGTGTTTTGCCACCATCACCAACGCACGCGCCGGCCCACCACCTGAAGCGGCCAGCACGCCCAAGGCCACAGACAAACGTTCTAACCCCTAGCAAGGTGATTCAATGACCACCACCGCACCGTCTTTAGATGGAACACTCATTCCCAGCGAATACATCACCGACAAGGCCGGCAACACATGGACCTTAAAAAATGGCGTCATCTATAAGAATGGAGTGAAGGAAGGGGATTGTTCGGATGTCGCCTATATGCTGTGGTATGGCGGGAAGATTTATTGCCAAAGTGCGCTTGATGGCAAGTGGTATGTGAACGCCACCGTGCCAAATCGATGGCTGGGGTGCACTGACCCGCGCGTGCCCGTCACGCCACCGTGTGGCACGCATCATGGCATCAATGGCAAATACGATTACCGCTACACCGCGGACCAAGTGGTGCAAATTCTGTTAGACATGGGCATGTCGATGTATCGGGTGGGGTGCGTCAATAACAGTGCCCAAATCTCTAGTGTCACCAAGCTGGCCAAAGCATTCCAAGCGGTGCCAGGTCTTACCCTTTACGTCTTGGTGAACTACGGCATCCGGGATGCTAGCGACGCACTATTCCGCAATGAACAAGCGGCCTATGACTACTGTTATGCCGGGGCTGCAGCCGTCGCACGTGCCATGCAACCCTATGGCGTGAAGTGGTTTGAGTGCGGTAATGAACTCACTAGGCGCGATGAAATCTGTCCTAATCAATATGAAGCCGGCACCAAGGTGGTGGACTTTGACAATACCAATTGGCCACTGATGCGCGGGGCCATGCGGGGCATGATGGCCGGGGTGAAGTCCGTGATACCGGATGCGAAGTGTGGCATTAACTTCTGTGTGAATGATGTGGGGGCTTCCGATGCGCTTTGGGATGGGGTGCAGCCGGACCAATCCACCGGCCATCCCAAGGTGAGATGGGACCACACCACATGGCATAACTATGAAGTCTATGGTGACATCTTCGACCTTGGCACCGATGGCGCGGGGCCGGGCTTTGACCTGCCCATCTATGTGAAGGCGCGCTATGGCAAGCCCTTCTTACTGACCGAGTGGTCATGTGGTCCGGAACGTGACCAAGCCTATCGTGCTGGCTATATCACCGAGTGTTCGCTAAGTTACTTCGATAACCGCAAGGCGGAAAACATCTTGTCCGTCTTCTATTACTGTCTTGATAGCGGCAATCAGGCATACGGCCTGATGATTGATGGGGTGGTCAACGAACTGCCCTACGGGGCCACCTGTGACTTCATTGCAGGCCACCCGGATGTCTGAAAAGAAAAGCCAGCCGCAAAGGGCTGGCTGGCTTGATTCAATCCCCTTCCAATCTTTCCCTTCACACCCATGCCACCTTGGCACCGGCCGGCAATAGCTCGGTGCCGGTGCTGAAGTAGCACAGTTCATCGTCTTGATTGGTGAAGTACGCATAGGCATTGTCCGTGATGCCTTGGCCCTTGCCTTGGGTCACGGTGAAGCTATACGTGATGTCTTCAAAGAAGGCTTCCACTTGATGGGTGTGCTGTATTGCCGGCCAATAGTCCCGATACTTCATCACTTCTCTTTGCTGCCCGTTCCACGTCACGAATCCCCGCGCGTATTTGCTCACCATTGCTTGTCCCCTGTAGGTCAAAAATCATCGGATGGCTTCCACCGCCATCACTGCCAGTCCCACCACCCCAATCACTTCCAGCACCAGCCCCAACATCATCAACCACTTCATGGCCATAAACCTTCATTTTGTACGAATGATTTTGTAGAAGGTGAAGGGCTTCTCTAGCAGGCTGTTTTCGTGCCCGGTGCATATGTTCACAAAGAATTCGCTTTCCGGCTTGTGCTTGGTCATGACGTTGTTACATGCCTTGATGCAGGTCTGCCGAGTCCCGATCACATCCGGGTTGTCCCACACAAGGTAGCACTGGCCGACTTCCAGCTTGTTCAAGTGCCACGTAAGAGAGAGAGGCATAATTGCGCCACGCTTGCCCATTGAATCCCCAAATTCAGAAGACGCCATATCTCAGCCCGTAACCTTTTCTTGGAAACGGACAGCTTATCAGACTAAATAAGTCGTTTGTTTTTGCTATTGGCTTGGCTTGCTGTTTAGCTGGCTATTGCTTTTGTTTATGTGGCTAGCGAACAGTCATCGACCACTTCCGGAAGCAAAGCGTGTGACTAAGAAGGATGCTGTTTTCATATCAATGCCCCTTCGTAAACAAAGTCTCAATATTTGGAAGTCACATGTTTCCCCGGTGCGGCTTCCGCTCCAAACGTCAGCTATTTGCCTACATAACGGACGCACTTAACGCATATCCCGTGCCTGCTACTTCGTCCGGTGCACCGGTGATTGTCACCAGCACGGTCCGGACTGACATGGTAATCCTTGCCCAAATGTAAAAGCAATTATCTGATGTGAAGCTTAAGCGCCCCGATTGCTGGGTGGCAGCTTCACCGCTTCCGCCAAGTTTTCAAGGCTGGCTTCAACGTCAGCCAACGCTTGTTCCATGTATTGCATCCGGTGGTCAGCATCCATACCGGCTGGGCTTTCCTGCCATTCTTCACATCGGCTTTCGAAAGCTTCACGCTGCGTCCACGCGAGACATTCAAGCTTTCCGTGGATGGTCTCGAGTTCATCACGAAGCTTTGACAATTCCTTGATGCGTTCCGCATCCATTTTCACCCTCTCTACTTTCGTTAAGTCTTCACTGCACAGGCCGTGCCATGCATTCAGCCCGCATAGGCTGCTAATTGGTCGGGTTCATGAAGCCATGGCGCTTCATCATGGGTCATGGCCATACGTATTCCTTCGATGCATCCCCGTCCGGCCTTCTACGGCCCGTTTGCGGGTGCCGAATCCACCCATCGGGGTCATGCTCACCATTCCACACCGCAAGGGCCTGTGCAGCCTTGCCGTGGCGGTAATAGTAGGTGTGGTCATGGCCCCATGGATGGATGCCGACCACCAGTGCTTCCGTGAAGCCATCGATGTGCATGATGGCCGCTATCCGACCATCACCCAGCACCTTGAACGGCCGCTCATAGCCCATGCGCAGCAAGTCTTCATCATTGGGTGCATTGGTGAAGGCCGGTTCCGCCAATATCGCCAGTAGCTTGGTCCAGTAGTCATCCATGGTCGGTTCTCCCTCAGTTGCCATCGCATGACACTTCACGCTTCACCACCCACCCTTCTGTGAAGTGTGTGGTCTTCTTCCCAAGGTATTGGCCATCCGGGGCATAGGTGTCTTTCAGTGCAGTCATGGTGCGGCCAAAGCTGATGTGCAAGATTTGTGTGGTGCTTCCCTTGTTTTGCCATGTGCGTTCCTCAATCACCTTGGATTGACCCATGGGGGTGGCGGTGCCGATGAAGCCGCAGCCCAATGCATAGATGGGGTCATCGCTTTGCTGGTTGGTCACATCGGTGACGTACAGCGCAAGCGGCCACGCATTGGCCAATTCACCCGGGGTGGGGCAGAAGAGAACGCGCGGAAGCAAGGGCTTGCAGGCCGCATGCACAGCCGGCGCATTGAAGGTGATGGCGGAAGCGAAGAGTGCGCCACAGGTGAGAAGCTTGAAGTTCATGGTGTTGTCTTGCCTTGTAAGTCTGTTATGTGTGTGTCTTGGTGTTGGTGGTTACTGCTGATGCGTGCCTAGCCGCATGGCCTTTTTGATGGCTTCATCGCGCGTGGCCATGTTCAGTGACCGGAAGTTCACGAAGGTGCACGTGTCACTGATAACCACTTCATCCCAAATGTGCATGGTGTCCCGGTAGATGACCCGCATGCCGGGCTGTAGATTGCCGGCCTGTACTTGGTCGACAAGTACCCGTTCGATGTCATTGGTTACCGACCTGCCAAGGTCCAAGTCCGTGATGCACAGGAACAGCACAGTGTTTTGGGCTTCCACCGTGGCCACCGTATAGGCGGAACGCATGGGGTTTTCAATCAGGCGCATGGTGGTCTATCTCCCTTGTGCAGACATCAAGGCCGCTTCGGTGATGCGCCGGGAAGCCGGGGATTCTTCCTTGTCCGTGGTAGGCAAATCCCGTGGCCGCATAAGCTGTGCCGGTTGGCAATGCAGGATGGGGCACAGCTTGGCAATCGTCTTCGGTCGCAAGTATGCCCCTTCTTCCATGGCCTTCACGTTGCTAGCCTTGCCACCGTATTGGTCCGCCAATTCGTGGTGAGACAGCCCGCGGTACAGCCGCCACGCGGCCATGGGTGACCGGCCTTTGGCCATGTGATGCATGACACCTTCCGGCCACTCCGTGTTGTCGGGTGCGAAGGTTTCCGCTCTGTGCTCCACCACGGAGCCGTCCACCACTTTCAACCATGACCCGGTGGGGGTGCCGGGCTTCACCTCCAATTGAAGCAATGGGCAATCGAAGGCCGCCGCAAACTTCCGGAGTACGCCCGCGGACGGCTTGTGATGGCCTTGTTCATGCCACATGACATTGGACGTGGTGCACCCAATTAACTGTGCTACGTCCATGACTGTTAGCGTCAGGTGTTCCCGCCATGCTCGAAGGAAATAGACCCCATTGGTGACGCGGAGCATGACACCGTCCGGGGGGGCTTCCATGAACTCCCGGGCAAAGAAGCGGGCCTTGCTGCCGGATGATGCGCGTGAAGCCGCCGGGGTGCTGGCTGGTGGGCTGACTAGGGGGCCTGTAGTCACATCCTGTGCTTCGTCTGCAGGGAGCCTTTCGAGAAGGGCAGCCCATTGGGCATCACTGGTGTTTGCCGGCCGCGTGTGCGCGCTGTGCGGGCTTCCGGAAGGCTGGGTGGTGGTTTGGTATCCCTCAGGGTCCGCGGGGCCTTCCACGGCCCGCAAAGATGTCTTGTACGTGCCAGGTCGGTGCCTTGCTTCCATGGATGCCGTCTGTGCCCGCCGGGCTGCAATCCAGAATTCCTTCATGGCGGAATACATCGTGGTGGGGATGATGACTTCCACAGGTTTGCCGTGTGAGTCCGTGATAAATCGGACCACATCAAAGTCCAAGCCGTAGATGGCTTTGTTTCCTCCCGATGAACGTGTGAAGAAAAACACACTAGAGGAAGTCGCACGCCGTTTCAAGGCTAAAAAGTACAACACAGCTATGCAAAGCTTGGACAGCCCCGTGGGGCAAGGCTGTGGAAGGGCTGAAGAATCGCGCGGGAAAGTCGCGGACTTGGCCAAACTGTGACCAAAATTGGTGCGTCAGGTAGTCACGCGGGATGTGTTATACTGGCCGTCCACCTTATCCGGTGGGGCTCTAAGGCACATGGCCCGGAAATTAGAAATTGCCCCTATGCGGGGCACTTGATAGCTTAACGGAGATGTGCCAAGGTTAATAGAGCCTTGATTTTTAACGTTTTTGGTTAATGGAGCTTAACCCGAATTAACCGGGATTAAAGGCCGCTACTGACCAAAATTTGGCCAAAAGTTAGCCGGGACTAACCCGGCTTAACCAACGTTAAAAACCCGGGTAAGGGCAGGGAAAACACCTAACCTAACCGCAAGGGCACATCACCATGACAAGCACCACCCGCAGCACCACCCGCATCAACCGGGACACCGTGCGCAAGTTCGAAGCGATGGCACGGGCCGGCACCCACCAAGTGGCCGAAGTCAGCGACAGCGACATCACCGGCTTCAAGATGACGCTTTCCGCGGCTGGCTCCATCACCTTCCTGTATCGGCTGGTGCTGCCGTCCGGCAAGCGCACCACCCTGACGCTTGGCAAGGTCAGCCAAGGCATGACCGCAGAACAAGCCCGGGAAGTGGCCCGCGCGCATGCCAACACCACCGCGCGCAAGGGTGATAAGCCCGTGGACGTGGAACGCAAAGCCCGCTTGCTGGCTTCCTACCGGGAAGCCGTGCATGCCGCGGTAACGCTCGAAGGCTTCATTGATGACACCTTCGGGCCTTGGTACATCCAAGACAACCCGATGGCCCCGGGCCGTGCCCGGCACGTGCGTGACTTGAAGGTGAAGTTTGCCGACTTGATGCCGCTTCGCATGCAAGACGTGACCGGCACCATGCTGATGGATTGGCGGGCCGCACGCAGTGCCACCCGCACCAAGGATGGCTTCGTTGCGCCTTCCACCGTGAACAGGGAATTGAGTGTCCTGTGCGCCGTCTTCAGCAAGGCCATGGAAGCCAAGGTCATCGTCAGGCATCCGATGTGGGACGTGGAGAAGGACAAGCGCAAGCTGGATGAACGGGCCTTGGCCCGCACGCACTACCTGACACCCGCGGAAGAAGTCCGCTTGCGTGATGCACTGGCCGCGCGTGACGCGTCATTCAAGCGGGACTATGCCCGCGTCAGCATCGACCCGCGCCAATGCTTCATCTTCCCGCCTGAAGCCACCTACGCGGACTATGTGCAGCCGGTCATCTTGCTGGTGCTGAATACCGGCATGCGGCTTCAGGAAGCCATGAAACTGACGTGGGACCGCGTGAACTTCAGCACCGCACGCGGCAATGGTGAAGTCATCGTGGAAGCGCACGGCAACAAAGGGGTCATCACCCGTGGCATCCCCTTGAACGATGAAGCCGCGGAAGTCTTGAAGGCATGGAAGGCACAGTGCGCCAAGTATCTGCCGGTGCAATCACGTCTTGTCTTCGGCAATGACTTGGGCCAGCAACGCCGCACGATAAGCGGCCATGTATGGCGCAATCTGCTGCAGGCCGCGGCCATCGAAGACTTCCAATTCCGTGACTTGCGCCGCAGCTTTGCCACCCATGCCTTTCAGCAAGGTGCCGATGGACTCACCGTGATGAAGTGGATGGGGCACACCAACATCCGCACCACGGAGACTTACATTGTCGACCAAAACGAACACGAACAAATCAAGGCCCTCAACCGTGCCCGCGCGCACCACGCCAACGTGGGCCGCGCGGCATCCAGCAAGGCCGCTTGACCCCGCTTGAACCCATCAGAAAGCAAGGATTCACCCTTCAAAACCCGCTTTTCTAGCGGGTTTTTTTTCGCCTAAATCGACTTGTTGAGAAGTCGCACACAAGTCGCACGAAGACACCCCCATCCGACTATCGACTTGACGACAAGTCACTTCACGTCCAAGCAAAACTGACTCAATGGCCACCGTGACGGTAAAGACTTCGCAAAGTACAGTTAACCCCGGTTAGTCTTCGTTAGTCTTGGTTAATGCCCCTAGGAACGTTTTGCAGGCCCGTGGCGGCCTTTGTGACTCAGGGTGAATAGGAAGGGGGCTTCATGCTCGCATCAGACGACAAGGAAGGCCGCAAAGGCCCGGGTGCCATCACCTTCATTGAAGATGAAGGGCTGCAGGTGTACACCATCAAAAGTTTTTGTTCCCACTACGGCTTCACCACCGTGCACCTGTGGATGCTACGCAAGGAAGGCCGCGGGCCGCGCGTGATGAAGCTTGGCCGCCGGGTGGTCATCACCAAGCAAGCGGCCTTGGAATGGGAAGCGGCCATGGAGGAAAAGCCGGAAGACTTGGGCAAGCCGCCAACACCCAAGCTGCCACCGGCTGGCTTCAAGTTCCCAGACATCGAGCAACCCGCGGTGAAGAAGGCCACCGCCACCAAGGCCACCAGCAAGGCCCAAAAGCCGCCGGCCAAAAAGGCTGCAGCTAAGAAGACCAGCCCGAAGAAGAAGCCCGCCAAGGCCGGCAAAGCCGCCCTCACTATCGCACCGGATGACAAGCCATGATGACCGCACAAGACCACGCGCACCACGTCATTTATGAAAACCTGCCACTCATACACCAACGCACCGTGGACCGGATGTTCACGGTGTGCGGTGAAGCCTTGCATGAGGGGGGCATTACACCGGCCATGGATGACCGGGCTGACGCACTGGTGGCCGCGCTATCACGCTTCCTTGTGGAGTCCACGCTTGCCCGGCTGGTGTGGCTTGAATCATAGCGGCTAGTGGTGCCTGATATCCCGCCACGCCGCGCGATAGCGCCGGGCTTCCGGGTTACGTCTTATGGCATTGGCTTCCGTTTCAGTAGGAAGCCGCAAGCCACCTTCATTGAAGTCAAACACAGAGAAGCGGCCACACTGGATGCACAGCGAATAATCCCCATGCTGGGGTGTAGATGTGTCATCCATGTTGATGTGGTCGACGTGAAGCAAGTGGCAATGGGGACACCGTAGTGGGTTCATGGTTCCCCACCCCCTTCATCATCATCATCCGCGCCATTCGTCATGGCCGCTTCACTGCAATTGAGTGTGCCGGGCACTTCATGCCGTAACAAGGTAATCAGTTTGGATGCCATGTTATTGCCCGGTTCCACTTGCAACCGGAACCCAAAAGCAAAGCTTCCGCCATTCACGGGCCGCAAGGTGACCTTCCCAAGCTTGCCGCCCCCAAGTACCAGGTCATCACGTGCACGCGCACCAAGGTGCAAGGTGAGCATCACCGGCTTCAAGTCCGCGGCCCAATGCAGCGTGCCAAGCTGGGGGTTCTTCAGCACCGGCATGTGCTCTGCATTCGGACCTAGCATGTCCGGCTGTTCTTCCGCGGCAAACAAGGCCGCGCGCAAGGTTTCCGATAGTTCATTAAGCTTGGTGTTCGGCAAGTCCGCACTAAATTTCAAGTCCAACATGGGGGCTTCTTGGTCCCCGTGCTGTTCAACCCGGGTGTTCATGTGTTCAAGCTTCACCGGGTGCCGCTCAAATTCAATCATTGCAAGTTCCCCCACATTCCCGCTGCATGCAGCGCACGCATGCCAAAAGTAAGCGCTTCTTCGTGGATGCTATCGAACACTTCATAAAAGACTTCCGGCCGGCCTTCCATGCCATTTGCCATATCATCGACCCGCGCCATGTCACTGGCCTTGGTGAGCATCATGAAGACCACCAGTGCACCGGCATAGAACGCGCGCTCCATGTCATCCCATTGGGCCTGTGGCGCATCCGGGGGAATATTGCACGGCCCGAAGACTTGAAACTGATGCGCCAAGGTAAATTCAGCGGTTAGCGTCATGGTTCAAATGGCTCCGTGTTACCCGCGGCTTCATCGAATTCACGCATGCGGGCTTCATACAGGTTATCTAGTTCGATGCGCCGGGCTTGCGGCTCCACTTGCGCGATGTAGTCCGCGGCTTCAGCCAGTTCAATCTTGGTCTTGGCTTGCTTCAAGGCATCGCGCACCAAGTCCGCGGTGACCGCCACCGGGCCGGCATCATCCCCGGCTTCATCCGCGGCTTTACCTGCAGCCGATGGCGGGGATGATGCCGGTGGGGTTTCCGGCTTGCCCTTGCTGGCGGTTTTGGCCGCGGTCCGGGCCTTCAGCTTGTCTTTTCCTTGCTGCATCCGTGATGCCGCGGGCTTGCCATCACCGGCCGCGGGTGCGTCAGCCGTGCCCGTGCTCATATCGAACCAGTCACCCGGTGTACTCATGCCATCGTTGATGGAGTTATAGACCTTGCGCAAGTGCATGGCCATGGCCGGTGGTATCGTTTCAAGCCTTCTTTGCACGTGCTTTTCAAGCTGTGCTTTCGTCACGCCAAGTTCGCCAAAACGTTGCACCATCCCCGCCAACAATTCAGGCGTGACTTCAAGGTGCACATTGTTGGTGACTTCACACTGTGCGGTGGCTGCCGTCCATACATCACCGGCCACAATCGCAATGATGCAAGCACGCTTGCGCCGTGCCCCGTAGTTGGCGACAAGTTCATAGATGTCCCGTTCATCCGTCAGCCGATAACCACCGCCATCCTTCTTATCTCGCCAGTGGCGCACGGTGAAGGTCCGCACTTCACGGACATTGGTTTGCAGGTCCCATGCATAGGCCATGCATTCCGAAACATCACCGTGCCGGGAAATTTCCTTCACACCCGTTTCAATGTTCCCCCAGCACTGCGCCACCGTTTCTGCCAGCCGGATGGATGGGCCGGTGACCTTGGAACCACCCCGCACATATTCATAGGTGGCTTCCGCGGCCAGTTCGGGCCGGGTGCATTCCTGCAGGATGTCATCCATGGCCCGCCGTCTATCCCGCGGGAACTGATGCGCCACCACCAATGCGGATTGCACATCGGTGATGGCGCGGGCTTGCTCCGCACTGGCCACGCCGCCACTACCACCCCACACGTTCCGCCCGAAGGGGTTTAGGCTTTTAGGCTGTTCAATAACATCACTCATGACGTGACATCCTTTGATGACTTGCAATAACGAAGGGTGGTGAAGTCCGTGGCCTGCACGGTGTAGCCTTCCCGATGTATCTGTGAATATCGATACTCGCCACCCACACTGAAGCGGCCAATGGCTGCGCCATTCATCGCATCAAGGATGCGTGCCCGGTAGCCATCCGCTTCCAACCTGGCGGACTTCTCCCGCTTGACCGCGTCTTGCAAGGCCAAGTGATAGCCATAAACGTCTTCAGGTAGTTCGATGATGCGGCCATCCGACCCGGGATGCAGCCGCTTCACCAGCTTGAAGACTTCACCGGAATCAAAGTCATGTGAGGGTGGCAAGCCCTTCATCACATGGTCAATCCAGAAAGCCCGTTCATTCTCGACCAGTAATTCTTCCGTTTCCTTGTCACGCCTGACCACATAGCGCTTCAGGTCATTGCCACCGACCAAGACGGCAAAGAAGCACACTTCATAATCAAGCGTGACGAGATAGTGCAGCGCTTGGAACAGATAGCGAAGGGGCACGTGGTCGGTGTCTTCTTCACCCCATTCACCCGAATTGCGATACACAAAGCCATCCACATTCTTGACTTCGACAAGGGCACGCTGACCGACCACCACCCGGTCAACGTGCGCCAGCATGAAAGGGTGTTTGCGGTGCGTGGCCATCACGTGCTTCTTTCGAAGCTGCAGGCCGTGCACTTCCGCAAACAAGTCAGCGATGCCGCTTTCGAGAATGCGGCCCGCGCGCGTGAATCGATTGTCGCTAAATTCCGTTAGCCCTCCCGTCTTCTCTTCATAAAGGGCACGTGCAGACTTGAACGGGTCAAGCCCGCACGCGGCTGCAGCATCACTGCCACCTAAACCAGACTTTCTTTCCGTTAGGAAAGCTTCACGCTTCGCAAGCGTGTTCATTTTTCCATCTCCCTGATACCTGCCACTTCAGTGATAAACACCCTTCAATTCTTCCACCCCATCAAGTGCACGCCGCGGCGCATGGTCAGTAAAATCATTCACGCGCTCGAAGGTTTCAGCCATGTCCAACAATGCACGGCCATCCTTCACCGTGCGCTTATCCACGGGTGGCACATCGAAGAAGCCGGGGGCCGCCACATGAAAGCGTGGACTTGCGATGTTGCAATCGAAGCCGCGCCATGTGAAGTGACGTGCACCCCGTGAATGTTCACGCACATGGTGAGACTTGCCGTTCTTCCCTATCCGTTCATGCTCACCAACGATGTGAAAGATGGGTTGACGTTTTGCATGGCCCGCTTCGATATCCCGCTTGCTGAAGAAAGTTTTGACCTTGGATGATTCAACACACATGACCACCCGGTGATGACTCGTACGCACAGTCACGGACCATTCATTTTTATATTTGTTCATGGTGTCGAACATCATGGCGATAAAGGCTTTTGTCTGGTTCTTCTGTGCTTGCATAGGGAGTGCTTTTACTTCCGCACTTGCGCACATGGTGTTCGTCCGCCACACCGCACGCGTATAGTGGTGCCGATGCTTACCCACATACACGTTTTCGCGGCGCATAAAATCCATTAACTTGATGTCACCGGTGACCTTGTCAATTGCGCAAAAAATGCCCAGCCACCAAACCTTTTCTTTCTTCCGTGTAGCCGGACCATCCCACTTGTGACGATAACCAATACCGATGGCATATAGCGTGTGGCCTTCCGGTGGCTTGCGCACAAACCATGGAAACGAAGGCATACGCTGTGCAAAAAAGAATTCCGGCACGGCCCATACTGTCAGGTCTTTATCTTCGTAGTCGTTGCCACCACCCATGAAGATGGTGGCAGGCAAATAGTTCACGTTTTCGATAGCCACTGGATAGTCACGTGTGCGGGCATCACCGGTGCCAAGGCGCACATCATCATCCGTGTTATGCCACGTCCAAGGGCACACGGTCACCCCGGTCTTCTTCAAATCCCTGATGTCATGTTCAGATAGATTGGACATCGAATCATAGTCAACCTGCAGCGCATGCATGGCCGATTCAATATTCAGCAATAGGTCATGAAGCGTGGTGAAGACCGGGATGCGGTCTTCTTCGTGCGTGGATGTGTCGACCTTCGCAGGATGTTCTTTATGCGGATGTGGATGCTTGGCCGCTTCGACCTTCGCACCGGGTGCCTTATGTGGCACCGTGGATGGTGCAGGTGATGCCGGTGGCGCTTCAGCCACAGCTTCATCCAATGCCGGTTTAGCTTCAGGCACCGGCCCGGGCACTGGCACGTCTTCCGGTGCCGGCGCGGGTGCCGGGACCGGTTCAAGTGGTGCAGTTGCGGGGACCGCTTCAGCTTCAGGCACAGCCAGCCCCGATACCACCGGGCCATCATCCCGCGGGCCTTCACGCTTTAATAGCAAGATGGCTAGCTGATGCATGGCCCACCCGATGATGGCGTGTGCAGCATGGGCAATCGTTCGCACTTGCATGGTCAGTCACCCCCCCTTGTGGCATCACTTCATGAAGTTACCCACCAGTTGCGCCAACACCATAAACGCCAGCCCCGCGCCAATCAGGTTAATCTTCGGCACCGGCACTGATACTGCAGCCAGCACGAACAGCACCAACGCCACAATCAAAAGCACTACCGATATGGTCAGCATGGGTTTTAACCCTCCCTGAAAGGCTTGTTACGTGGTCCGTATGAACTCACGTTTGCCACTCTGCATAGCGGCTTTTCAACGTCAAGTTGAGCGTATCCAGTGCGCCTTCTATGACTGCACATTGGCCCTTGCCTATGCCCGGCACATCCCTGACTTGGTCCACCGTCATGGCGGTCACCTGCCCGACGGTAAGGACCCCCACCGCTTTCAGTGCATTGCGCGTTCGTAGTGGCAAGCCCAATTCGTCAATCGAACCCTTCAGCAAGGCCACCTGTGTGGGTGACATGCCGGCCGTGACCGCGGCATTGCGTTCCGCTTCTTCCACTTCCTTCAAAATGCGTTCAATCGCGCGGGCTGCCCGCCGCACGTCATCGGGGTCTTCTGTATTCGCTTCAATGGTGATGCGCATGATGGCGGTCCGCTGTGCGAACTTCTCCCGGTTCTTCCCCGTCTTTTTTCCAATTCCGCTTGTAGAGTAGTCGCACGCGGTTTTGAAAGTCATTAATACCGTTAGCGTCATCTTGTCCCCAATGCCGCTGAATCCAGCTACGTCTTTGCTTCAAGTGCTCAATCAGTTGCTCGTGAGGTGAAAGCATAGGCCGCAACATAAAAACGTCAAGCCACCGACTTTTACTTGACTTGGCAAGGTCATGATGTCGGGGTGGGGGTGTTGATGCGCCGCGTCATAGGGGCTTGCAAACTGGCCCGGATGCCGAAGTGATATCAAAACGACATCACAAGCATGATTGCAAGTACATGATTCTTAGGAGAACCGCGGGGCTTGCCTGACTACCTTTCGTCTACCTTAAGCCCAAAGACAGCAAACCGAAACTATCGCAGTGCACCAAGATTGTCCCCGTTAGCAAGCCGGGTGCCGTTACAAAAAAAATTTATTGCCTAATCCTATTCTTTCATGCACCGCAACGAAACCTCAGTTAATCACGCTTAATCTTGGTGAATCTCAGTTAATAAACTTCAGGAAGTGCACTTGCCTAGTGCACTCACACTGCATCAATCGCGCCAATAGCCGGGTATTGAATACCGTGTGTCTGAGAGTTACGGTATAGGTCGGAATTATCTACATACCTTAGCCGTGACCATGCAGCCCCATTCTGCCGATGATTCACGCCCATCCATAGAACGCACGTCCGTGCGGGAGTCAATGATGCGTTTCTTCACTGGGTTACATCAGCCCTCAGATGCGAAACACTTTGATGCCGCGTTCGTCAGCGTGAATCGGTTGAGGAAGCGCAAGTCTGGATTCGATGTTGGCGATTGGATCATGGATAGCGGAGCGTTCACCACGATCCTGACGCATGGGGGATACCCAGAAGATGTGAATGTGTATGCCGAACAGATTAAGCGCTGGGCAAAGAACGGGAACCTGCTAGCAGCCGTTGCGCAAGACTACATGTGCGAAGAACACATGTTGAAGATGACGGGTAAGACGATTCCAGAACATCAGCAACTCACGATCGAACGGTACGACGCGCTAACGCAATGCGATGTTGGACAGGTCTACATTCTGCCGGTACTTCAGGGATACGCATCGTCCGATTACGTGCAGCACATCCGGATGTATGGCGACCGGTTGAAGGCCGGCGCATGGGTTGGGGTTGGATCTGTCTGCAAACGCAATGGCGACCCACGTGCGATTGAAGAGGTACTACTGGGGATCCATGCGAAGCGCCCAGATCTTCGACTACATGGTTTTGGCCTGAAGTCTACGGCGCTGTCCTCGTGGATTGTGACTGAACTACTTCACACGGCCGATTCGATGGCATGGAGTTTTCACGCACGGATCATTAGACGGAACGGGAACGATTGGCGAGAAGCTAAAGCTTGGACCGACAAAATAAACAGGCGTCCGATACAGTACGGGCTTTTCATGGAGTGAGCATGCAGACTATTCGTGTTGTTCATTGGGGGCCGCTTCCAGACATTGGATCCAGATTCCGAGCGCTGCGCGATGACAAAGGATGGTCTCGAGTTGAAGCAGCAGAACGCGCTGGCTTATCGAAGTCAGCGATAGCTGATGTTGAATATGGACGATGGTCTCCTAGCTGGGAGACCTTCACGAAATTGGCGCGCATCTACAACGTATCACTTGATTGGTTGGCGGGGCTGGAAGGAAACGAACGTGCATTTTTGAGGGTGTCAACATGAATGCTCGAGACCCGCGCGTGGTGGGCATTGCCAAACAGCTTGGCACCACACGTGGCACCGTGCGTGCCGTGCGTAAGCCTATGACTGAAGCACAGGTGCATCCGGTCTTTCAGGTGATGCCTGACCTGACCGAAGAAGAGTTCCGTCTATTGAAGGCCGACATCGAAGCACGCGGCATCTTGGTACCGGTTGAATACGATGATGAAGGTCATGTGCTCGATGGTCACCACCGCGTGAAGGCTGCGAAGGAACTTGGCATTACGTCATGGCCGCGTCTTGTGCGCAAGGGTTTGACCGATGAAGGCAAGCGGGCACATGCACGCGCCTTGAATCTCGCACGCCGTCACCTGACGCAAGCGCAACGGCGCGAATTGATCGACGGTCAATTGAAAGACACGCCACAGCAATCCGATCGACAGATCGGCGCATCACTCGGGGTTGATCACAAAACCATAAGTGCAGCACGCGAAGAACTTGTGGCACGTGGGGAAATTCCCCACGTGGCAGAACGCATCGATACAAAAGGCCGCAAGCAACCGGCATCGAAACCGAAGACCGAAAAGCCGCAGCGCAGCACCTTCGTCAGCGAACATGACGCGGCCATCGCAAACGAACTTCCACCGGAAGTGCGTGATGATGTATTGACCGGTACAAAAACGGTCAGGCAAGCCATCACGGCCAGTTTGCCTGAAGCGCCGCTTGCGACATCCGACACACCGGCCTTCGATCCACCATCGAAGCCGCTGACCAACAATCAGCGAAAGTTCAGGGTCACGGAAGCCATTCGCACGCTTGCCACCACGGACGTGCGGCCAGACGAATTGCAAGGATTGCTGAAGGAATTCGAATACCCGGAAGTCACCGAATTCTTGGATGATGCGGTGGTCTATCTGACCAAGCTAAAGGCACTGTGGAGTGCATGAAAATGGCTAGGGAAACGAATGGCCTATATGGCGCAATCGAAGCTTGCGCACGTCGCGTGGAAGCGGAAGGAAAGCAGTACGTGGGCAAGGATGTACTTCGATGCGTGAAGAAGTATCACCCTAACCTGATTGAACAAGTGCGCTTCACGCTCTCAGAGAAGGCATTACTAAGCATGTGCAGCACCGCAGCAAAGCGGCGCACACAGGCTAACGTGTCAGCGGAAGTGGCTGGACAGATGGCCCTTGCTGGCTTCGATAAACCATTGCCAGCATCCATCAAGTTTTACGATGGCACCAAGACCGCCTTCATAGCGGTTTTCGCGGCCAAAGAATCGCATTGGCTCAGTCACATCAAACTTCAGGAAGACAACATCAAAGCGTGTGCGGCATCCATCGAAGAGTCACGCCGGGTGGTGCGGTTGATCCGTGCTACAGGCAAGGATGCCACTTTCGGTGAAGCGCTTGCGTATCACGAAGCGCACCAGAAGGTTTCAGGGTGAACACCATGGCCCCTCGCATCCGCACCGTCAAACCAGACCTGTTTCAGCATGAAGCTTTATACGATGCTGAAGAGACAAGCGGCTTGCCCGTGCGCTTGGCCTTCATCGGCTTGTTCACCGAGTGTGACCGTGAAGGCCGCTTCAAGTGGCGACCACGTACGCTGAAGGCGCAAATCATGCCCTTCGATAGTTGCGACTTCGAAGCCGTCCTTGATGTGCTCGAAACACACCGCTTCATCATTCGTTACACAGTGGATGGTGAAGACTATGGCTTGGTGCCGACCTTTTTGAAGCATCAAGCGGTGAACACGCGAGAGGCAAAAAGCACCCTTCCAGAACCACCACCGTGCACGCACGTGCAATGCACTGAAGCGCACGTGCAATGCACTGAAGCGCACGTGCAATGCACTGCAACGCACGTGCAATGCACTGCAACGCACGTGCATGCAAACGCTGGAAAAACACACGCAAAAACGGGTGAAAAAACGGGTGATTCGGACGCCCGTTCTAATCCATTGGTGCAGCACGGAAAAAATGCTGAAGATGCCGATGAAATAAAGGAAGCACCGCAAGGCACATGCATGCACGTGCATGCACAAGGGGAAGGGAAGGGAAGGAGAGTAAACCTAAAACCTAAAACCAAGGGTTCTACACACACACAGGGGCATAACTCGCGCGTGCGCGCGCGCGAAGGCCCGGATGTGTCTGTGTCACCGCACGACCGTGCAGACGAACACGCACCACCCAGCATGCCCAGCGTGCCAACCGTGCCCACCGGCCCGGCCACCCTTTGCTTGGCCATGCGTCAAGCCGGGGTGCAGGGTGCGCAGCCATCGCACCCGCGCATCATCGCCCTTGCCAAAGCTGGCGTGACACCGGACGCGGTCCGCGACGCATGCCACGTGGCCGAAGAAAACTTGAACGGCCAGCCCATAGCGGTGAACTACGTGGCCACCATCCTTGAACGCTGGCAGGCCGAAGGCCGGCAACCCCGGGCAGCCCGCGGGCATGTGGGTGTGGCCAATGGCGAGCGCTTCACCTTCGATGAACGCGCCAAGGACCGCAAAACGACTTTCGATGCACTCACCGGACGCAATCGCACCGCAAGCGGTGGGGATGTCATCGATGTGCCCATGCCGGAGATAAAGTCATGACCCGCAGCATTCCTGAACATGTGGTGGAACGGCTTTTCAGCCGCATGGCTTCCGTCTATGGCTCCAAGTTTTTGGACCAATGGCGTGACGTTGACATGGTCGACATGAAGGCCACGTGGCGTGAAGGCTTGGCCGGCCTGACGGATGAAGCCTTGAAGCGTGGCGTGGCGGCCTTGTTTCATGAACGCGTGCCGCCAACGCTTCCGCGGTTTTTGGAACTGTGCGCCATCAATCCGGCACATGTGGCACCGGTGTTGCCGGCCATCACGCACCAGCACGTGATAACGGATAACGGCAATGCAGCGCTTGCCCATGTGCATGCCTTGCTTGCCCGCTTCAAGGTCGATGCCATCCTGAAGGCACCGAAGGATGACCGGACCCACATCGAGTGGGCTTTTAAAATCATTCGGGACGCTAACGAATCCAATGTGCCCTTGAACAAGCTGGCCATCGCGCAAGATGCCATCCGCATGTGGTGTGCATCGCATGGTGTGCGCCGTGAAGACCTTGATGACTTCGGCAAGGTCAAGCCACGCACTGCCACGCATGCTGCACGTGCCGACCTGGCGGATTTGCCAAAGCGGGTGCCGTCCCCGCACATCTACGGGGATGACGAGCACCACACCGCACGTGAACCCGGCAGCGATGACGAATGAAGGGGGATGCTATGCAAGACCTGACGACATTGCCGGACCCGCTTTTGATGGTGCGTGATGCACAAGCGGTGGCTGACTCTCGCATTGTGGCCAGCATGTTTAACAAGCTGCATAAGATGGTCATGCGCAGCATTCGAAACCTTGTCCACACGGACCCGTCATGTGGGTGCAATTTTGCACTCACATTCGATGAAGTGCCCGGCCCGAAGGGGGGCGTGCGGAAGACGCCGTTTTACTTCATGACGGAAGAAGGCTTTTGGCTTCTCGTCATGGGCTTTACCGGGGAACAAGCGATTGCCGTCAAGCGCCGTTTTATCCACGCCTTCCAAAACATGCGTGCCTTCATCGAAGGCAACCGTGAAGCCTTTATGGAACGGATGCGTGATTGGGAACTTAGAGAACGTGAATCATTGGCCTGTGCTTCGAAGGGTTCACATGCCATGCATACCAGAAGGCGTGAGAAGCCCGCATTGGAACATGAACACCATGACATCTTGGCCGCAGTGCAACTGACCTTGAAGCTTGGAAGCATTGAATGAAGGGGGATGCTATGCTGATCTATCGGACACCGAACATTGGCGAAGAAGCGGGCCGTTCCATGGAAACGGACCGGCGCACGCGGGCTGAACAGCGTGTGCTTGCATCCATCATGGCCCGCGGTGACTGCATCCGGCATTGTGCTGACCTGCAGGCCGGGGAATTTTCGCACGACCTTCATGGCTCCATCTTCGATGCCCTCATGCGGCTTATCGAAGCGCATGAACCCATCAACGCGCGTTCCGTGTTCGCGGCCATGAGTTATCCGCACGATGGGTGGGCATCATGCTTGGCCTATCTTGCCGCACTCGAAGGCATGGAGGTGTTGCCATCGCATGTGGGCTATTACGCGTGCATCATGCGCACGGAGAAGTGAACGTGGACCCGCTTGAATTCACCATCCTTGGCGAGTGCGCAAGCAAGGCCAATAGCCGTGAACTTGTCACACGCCGCGTGCGTGGTGAAGACGGCAAGGTGAAGACCCGGGCCATGTTCATCAAAAGCGAAAAGGCCCGCGCCTTTGAACGCGATGCCTTGCGCCAAATCCCACCGGCATGCCGCATGCGGTTGACCGGTCCGGTGCGGGTGTGGCTGAAAATTTTTTACCGCACCGAAAGGCCGGACCTTGACGAATCCGTGGTGCTCGATGTCTTGCAAGACCAATGGGACGCCGTAAGAGTCCGGAACGGCAAGCTTGAACGGCAATTGGTGCAAGCCGGTGTCTATCGCAATGACCGGCAAGTGCGCCAACGCATCACGCTGCATGGCATCGATGCACACAACCCGCGGGTGGTGGTGCGGGTGGAACCACTCACCATGCAGCAATGTGATTTGGACTTTGAGGGGCTTGCGGAAGAAGTGGACCCGCTTGCATTGGCATGAACAAGAAAACTCGGGATTACAAAACAATGATGATTCGCAATGATGTCATCCGGCACCACGTGATGACCGATAACGAAAGATTGCGTGAAGCCTTGCGTACCATCCGCGACCTGGCGGAAGAAGGCCGGCTTACCCCGCACACGATGGCCAACATTGGACGCATCGCACGTGCGGCCTTGATTCAAGCCGCGCCGGAGAACTTGACGCTTCGTGCACCAGACACTGAAGGCCACACATCATGACCACTTGTGAAGTCATCGGCGCGGCTACGCTTTACCACGGGGATTGCCGGGACATCATGCCCGGGCTGCAGGCGCATGCCATCTTTACGGACCTACCGTATGCCCCTATCACGCACGCCAACACGCGTACGAACAAAGTGGGGGTGCAGCCGGATGCACCGTGTGCCACCTTCGATGGCATCACCGGCCAAACCTTCGACCACGTCATGGGCCTGTGCCTTGATGTGGCTGAAGGCTGGATATTGGCCACCTGTGACTTGCGCCATGCAGCCCCGTGGATTGACACCCCGCACTTCATGCGCATGGGGGTATTGGTGAAGCGCAACCCCACCCCGCTTATTTGCGGGGATAGGCCGGCGCACGGCTTTGAGCCGGTGCTTATCCTGCACGCGCGCAAGGTGAAGCCGCAGTGGTGGGGAATCGGTGCAGCCGTATGGACTACCAACGTGGTGCAGCATGCCGAAGTGCCAACCCAGAAGCCGGTTGAACTCTATATGGACTTCGTAATGAACTTCACGCGGCAAATGCAAATCGTGCTAGACCCGTTCATGGGCAGTGGCACCACGGGAGTGGCCGCGGTGAAGCTTGCCCGCAGGTTTATTGGCATCGAACGTGAAGCCGCGCACTTTGACGTGGCATGCCAACGCATTGAAAACGCGCAACGCAAAAAGGTGCTATTCCACGACTACGTGCCATATCGTGCGCGACGTCTTAACCTTGAAGGGGACCCGCAATGCCCTTGATGTCACATCGTTGCCTGTGGCCCGGATGCCCGCGCACGACCCGGATGTCCAATTGGGGCTGCCCGTGGCATTGGGCCATGTTGCCGCGTGGCATCCGGCACAAGCTGGGCCGCGCGTATCGTGATGGCCTTGCGACCGACAGCCACCCAAACCGGGAATACGTGCAAGCGCACAAGGCTGCGCTCGAATGGATAGCCACCTATGAAGCCATGGGTGATGTGGTCGACAAGGCCAAGGGCAAGGTGCAGGTATGAGTAACACCCACCTTCGTGCGGTCTTTCGTGACGTGCCCACCGCACTGCATGTGTCCTATGCCATCAGCGCACACCCCATGAAGGTACGTTCAAACATGCGGGCCGCGCTGCTGACTGCCATGGATGCCAAGGGCATGACCAACAATCGCCAACGCGAATGGTATGCCCGGTTGATGGGTGGCACCTTCTCTGATGCCGTGAACTTCGAAGGACTAACGAGCACCGAAGTGCGCGCGCAATGCGTACTCGTCACCCAAGCGGTCCACCATCACCTTGAAGGCATGGAACTGGCTGTGATGCTGGCCCGCTATGCGGTGGCACGTGAAGACCGGGTGGCCGCCTTCAAAGCGCTCACCACGCACTTTGCGGAACCTGCCCGCGGCTGCCCGGTACATGACCGCCAAGCCGTCACGGCTTTGTGTGTGCGCCGCTATGTGCCGCCGATGTATCGCAATGGCTGCAGCTTTCGGGACATTGAAAAAAGCACG